TTTGGCGTAGGCGATCTGGACGCCGAGATCCTTGAACACCTGCGGGCTCGAGGCAGCCGTGCGGAGCATCAGCCCCATCGACTTCTCGAGCTTGTCGGCACCGATGCCGAGGTCGCCAGCGACCTCGACCCAGCGGGACGCCTCGTCGGACGTCAGCCCGAGGGCGTCGCGGAAGTTGCCGACCTCACCGGCCAGCTCCTGAAAGTCAGAGATCGCCGAGACGGCGAACGCCGCGACAGCAGCGCCAGCGCCAGCGGCGAGGCCGGCGGCGTTGTTCGAGACGAACGACATGGCGCCGCCGCCGGCAACCTTGAACTTGTTAAAGCCACCCTCGGCGTCGCTCAAGTCCGACTTCAGGTTGCCGAGGAACCCTTTGAAACTCTGGGTCTGGCCGGCGATGACGTCAACGGTGAGCTTGATGGTGTCGGAGAAGGTGCTCACGTCGTCCTCAGTTCACAGCGCGGCGGACTTGGACTTGCCACTCTTCGTAGACGGCCTTGGGGACGGTGCGCCGCGCGAGCTCGGATGCGTCGGTGTAGACACCGATCCCGGACGAGGAACCGTACGAGGAGTTAGCGCGGGGACCTTCGGGGGTCAGCACGGCTTGAGCGCTGCGGGGTTGGATCTCGCCACTGCTGCGGCGGCCCTCCTCGAACAGACGCCAGGGCCCGGCGAGGGCGGCGCCGTCGTCGACCTCGCGGGCGTCGAGCTTCGATCCGTGCCAGTTGTGCAACCGGCGAGCTCGGCCGACGTGGCGGGCGGCGTCGGTCGCCTCCTTTGACCCAGCGCGCTGTAGTCGCTTGGCGGTCGCCGGGGATGACAGCGTGTCGTCCAGCTTCTGCAGATACCTACGCACTTCGCCGAATTCATCGGCCACGGCGGTCCTCCCCTACGCGTCGGCGAAGGTCGCCGCGCGACGCTCGGCGTTGCGGCGTGCTTGTGCTTGGGCGACCTTGACCACGCCAATCGCACCGTTGCGTGCGCCCAGAGTGAACGCACCCACCGCTACCGCCGCCACGATCACTGCCTGCGTGAGTGCCTTCACTACAGCAGGGCTCCCGTAACCGTCGACTGCAGAGCGATTTGGAACGTCTGGGCGTCGGTGTTCGACCCGTCACGCACGAACTCGAACGGGCACGACTGGCCGATGATCTGGGCCTCGCCCTCGAGGCCAGGCGTGGAGTCCTCGACGAACTGGATACGACCGGTCATCGTGAGGATCTGCAGCCCGTTTGTCATCGTCAGCACCAGCGCGCCAGGCGTGCCGTTGACAAACGCATTGAAGAGCGTCATGTCCTCGAAATCCTGGTCGATCGTGCCCGTGATCATCGGGCCACCAGCCTGGCGGACCTTGCGCTCGCCAGGGTTGGTGCCGCAGACGACCGCCGAGATGTCGAGCTGATTGTCGCCCTTGATCGTCAGCGCCGTGAAGCACTCGGTGCTACCGAGCAGCGACAGCGTGGCGTTGAGTGACGTCCACCCGCCGGCCAACGTCGGCCATGTCGGGGTGGCGAGCGTCTGGTCGACAACGCCGCGCCGGCCGACAAGGTCGTACGTCATCAGCACGTATTCATCGGGGGTGATCGACATCTCCCAGGTGGACACCATCATGCCGATCCAGTCGAACGGCTTGGTGACGCCATCCGAGGTCTCGGTCATACCCATCTGGAACGTTGCGGTCGGCAATGGGTTTGTCAGAAGCCAGTTGAACGTATGCGTGTAGATCGTCGACACCGGCCCGGTGGTGACCGGAGTACCAAGCGCCAGCTTCAGCATCGAACCGATGTTCTCGGCGGCGGCCTCCATGACGACATGCAACGCCGGCTCCTGCCCGAGCAGGAGGTGTGGCTTCTTGAACGCGCCGCCGCCGCCGATGGCCTGCGAACGGAGCGTCTTGCGGCCGAAGGTGCCGGTGGCCTGGCGCACTTCTGCCCACTTGTCGGGGGCGATGCGCGTGCCTGGCGTGGTCTCTACCTTGAAACCGACCTGGCCCGAGAGGGTGGATGCGATCGCCATGTGTCAGCCCTCCGGGGCAGTGTCGGGGAGAGCAACGAGCTCGTCCTTGGTGAGACCTTCGACGTCGTGGCCCTGCGCCATGCGGTAGGCGGCCCAGTCGTCTTTACCGGCCGACTTGGCCGGCGCGCCCGACTCGGACGCCGCCGACGCGTAGACGAACTCGCCACGGTCGACGAGCTCGTCGGCGATGTCGTCGGGCAAGTCGACAGGGCCCGAGTGATCGGCGAAGACGTACGAGCCGACCTCGAGCTGCACGTTGACGCCGCCGCCGTGGCCGCCGACGTAGGTCACTGACTTTGGCATGAAACGCTCCTGGTGAAGACGGTGGGTCAGATACGGGCAGCGACGGCGATGGAGACGATGGCTCGGGCCGTCCATCCCTGGTCGGTGCGGTCGGCGCGGGCGACGACCTGGCGGACGCCGCCGAGGTTGGCCGACCACGGGAACGCCTCGCCTACCGGGTGGTAGACGCCGGCGGCGTCGACGAACAGACGCTCGAGCACGGCCTTTAGTTCGTTGAGGCGCTGCAACGCGGCAATGCGTGAGCGATGCGGGACGTCGGAAGCGATGAGCACGTCGAGCCAGAACCGTTCATCGCGGCGCTGCGGGGCGCCGACCGCGATGCGGGTCCAGACGATCTCCGAGTTGTCGTCGGTGCGGGATGACACGTCGATCCACTCATCTGGCGACTCGATGGTTTCGAGGGCCTTGCCGACCTTCGGGGTGCGGGTCGTCGTCGGGTGCGCCGGCCAGGGGGCGGCCTCGATGCGCTCGGCGACGTCAATCATGGCGTCGATGACGACGGACAGACCGGCCGCCACTCAGCCGACCTTGGTCATCGAATAGGCGGCGCGGTACGACTTGAGCACCTCGTCGATCTCGGGCACGCCGGTGACCCATGGGCCGAGGCCGGGGGTCGGGAACCGTTGCACCTCGCCGTTCGGGCCGGTGTACGAGATGGCGCGGGAGTCGACCGCCGAGCGGAACTGACTCACCTGGCGACGCACAGCGGCGAATGCTTGATGCTTGACGTCGGGGGGCGGGGCGTCCATGCCGTGTTCGTAGCCGACGACCAGCCGGCCAGTGGGCCAACTGTCGGTGTCGTCGTAGAGAAGGGCGAGGCCGGCCTCGTTGGGCTGGATGGTGGCGAGCTGCACCGGATCGACAACCGTGTATGTGTCGGTGCTGTACCAGTAGCGGGCCCAGCGGACGCGGCGCAAGAAGTAGTGCGGGAGACGCAGCATGCGCTCGCCTCGGTGGTACATCGTGGCCGTGTCGAACCGGGGGACGAACGACAACGTGCCGCCAACCGCCCGCTCGAACAGAGCCTCTACCTCGGCGCGCGCCTGGATGAGCGTCGCTGCGGTGTCGTCGGTGGCGTTAGCGAGGATCGGGACGGCGGCCCGGATCTCGTCAACCGTGAAGAACACACCGCCGACAACATCGATGACGGTCGTGCCGATGGTGGCCGCGGCGGCCGTCCATGTGACCGTCAGTTGGTCCAGGAGCGTGTTCAGACCGCCGGACAGTGTGTAGGTCCGCTCAGAGCCGCTTGTCGCCGTAGCGGCCCCAGGAGCCACCAATACGGAGCCATCAGCGCGGGCGACGCTCACGGTCACGGTGCCGGGGTCGGTCGTAGACGGTTCGCCGTTGGAATCTACGGGGGTGAACGTGACGGTTACGGGGGCGCCGATCACGGCGCGGATGGGTGCGGCGTACACGTTTCACCTCCTCGGGTATTGGGGGCGGTGTGCGCCGCCGGCACGGCAGGTACCGGCGGCGCGCACCAACGTCACTTGTCGTCAGCCTTGGATGGCTTGGTGTCTGCCGCCTTGGGGGCGGGAACGGCCTTGTTGGCCGCCTTCGGCGCGGACTGCTGCCGCACCTCGGACACATAGGCGCGCGACCCGTACTGGTCGAGCTCGTTGTCGCTGGCCGAGAACTCCTCGCCACCTACGTACCGCTTGTCTCCGATGAACACCTGCGTGCCCTCGTCGACTTTCCACCGCTTGGACATGGCGTGCCTCCTTAGGCGGTCTGAAGAGCCGTGATGGCGTGGAACGCCTGCGGCCGGTACACGGCCAGGGCGAGGCGCTGCTCTGCGCGGATCGCCGTCAGGTTCTTCTGGAAGTAGTCGTTGTACCCGTTGCTGGCCTCGACGGTGAGGCCGTTCCGGTAGAACACCTGAGCCATCGTGCCGAACGCGCCGACCAGCGCCGTGTTCGCCGCGATGCGAGAGGTGACGACCACTCGCAAGCCCCACGCCTCCTCGCCAGCGATGCCGTTGACGCCGTACGGGCCGACGAACGGGCCGCCACCGTAGTACTGGCCGTTGGCATCCTTGGACAGCTTGAATGCCATCCAGTTGGTCGGGTGCATGACGATGCCGTCAGGCTCGACGAGGGCGTTGATGCGGATGTTCGTGATGGCCGCATACACGGCGTTGCCGATCGTCGAGGCAGCCGCCGTTTCACCGGTGCTCGTGCCGAGGGCGGCGCGGGTGCCGGTCTGGATGCCGACCCGGTTGAGGAGGCCACGCAGCGCGGGCGGGGTGCCGGAACCGTTGAGGAGCTGGTCCTCTTCGGCGTGCTGCACGAACAGACGCAGGCGGCTGTCCAGGTAGGACCGGATCTGGGCGACGTCCTCGAGCATCTCATCAGAGACCGGCAGGAAGGTGGCGACCTTCTGGACGGGCTCGTCAACCTGGGTGAACGTGATGGTTGACTCGGGCTTGGCCGCGCCTTCCGTCACGGGCGCCGCGGCGTTCGTGTTCGTCGTCTCGAGCAGGTACCGAACCGTGTTCGAATCGGTCGTGCCCTGCATGAGCAGGTCGGCGACGGTCAGCTGACGCAGCGCGACGGCGGCGGCCTGGTAGATGCCGCCCTGCACGTTGGGCTGGACGACGGGCGACGCCGTCTCGGTGACGGTCGCCTTGGCGCCGTAGCCGGGGAGCTCGATCGCTCCGGTCGTCCACTTGCCGGTGAGGCTGCCAGTCTTGAGACCATCGGTCAGCGACTGGTAGCCGGCCGACTTCACGAACGCCTCACCGGCCGTCTTGGCGCCCTGGTCGGCGGCCTCGGGCGGCTCATTGAACGTGCCGCGCATGCCGTCGATGGCGTCGGTGATCTGCTCACTCGCCTTGATGTCTTCCACGCGCTGCTTGTGCGACTTGGCTTCGGCGATCAGGTCGGTCGCCTTGGTGCGCTCGTCGGTCGTGAGCCCTCGGCCCTCGGCATCGGCGGCGCTCTTGATCTGCGCGGCCTGGTCAAGCTTGCGCTCGGCCTCGGCCGTGAAGAACTCAATCACGGAGGTGGTCATCTGAGTTGTCCTTTGAGAAGTGCAATCTGGGTAGTGATGTCCTCATCCGGATCGCTTGCCGTGCCGAGGGCCTTGGCGTCGTCGGACTTGGGGGTTTCGTCGGCCGGGGGTTCCCCGGTGGCGATCATTTCGTCGAGCTCGTCGCGCATCCGACGGAGGCGCGCCAGGGTCTCGCGTGAGTAGCGGGCGCCGGCCTTCGTCTCGTCGGTGAGGTCCACGAACGCGTGCGGGGCCTTGTCGTAAAGCGGCCGGTGGTCGTCATCGACGAGGGTGCCGTCAGCCAACAGTGCGACATGATCGTCACCGGTAGCGACGGCGAGGGCTTTGACGGCGAGGAGCTCGGTCGCGGGGTTCATGCCTCGGAGCGTCGGGCCGACCTCGAAGAGATCCAGTTCGTAGAGCTCGAGGGCGCCGTTCTTGCGCTCGGCGTCGATGAGGTTGTAACCGAAGGAGAACTCCTTGACGCGGCGCTCAGCGAGCAGCCGGTACACCTGAGCGGCAAACGGGTTGTCGAGGTCAAGCGAGCCCTTCACGAGCAGCCCGTCGTCGGTCTCGACGGCGTCGGCGGGGAGCACCTTGCCGATGTGGGCTTCCGGCGCCTCCCACATATGGTTCCAAATGACGGGGATCGGGTCGCCCTTCTCCTGCCACTGGGCGAGGGACTTGGCAAACGCGCCCTTGACGACGCGATCTCCGCGCTGGTCGACGTTGCCGAACACCGAGACGAGGGCCTCGAACTCGCCGGATTTGCCGGCCGCCTTGAACGACGCGACCTCAAAGGCGCGCGTCTGGTCGTAGGGCTTCGACATGGTGGGCGACCTCCGTGGGTCAGGCAGCGGCAGCGATGCGCTCGAGGCGCACGCTCTTTGTCATCTCGAACACAGCACGCAGCGCGGCGGCGTTGTCGCCGACGCCGTCAACGAGGGCGAACGTCTCGGCGTTGACCGCCTTAGCGAGCTCGGCGGCCAGCTCCGGCGGCATCCCGGCGGCGTGGAGATCCTCGGAGAGCTCGCGGTCCCAGCGGGTGCGGTCAGCGCCGCGCGCCTTGGGCGAAGCCAACGCCACGCCTTGACGATCGAAGTACTTGGCGAGCACCTCGCGCAACGCCGCGGCGGCCATCAGCGGCGCCGGCTCCGGGGTGGACGGGTCCGCGACTGGCACCGTCGTCGCCGGCTGGCCGCCGTACATGACGTTCAGCGGCATGACAGGCATGTCGAACCGGTCGTCGTCGAGGCGAGGCAGGTTCATCCGGGCCCGGGACTCATTGACCGCCACCGACGGCACGCCGGTCGCGGTGGCGAGCACCGTGGCCTGCTCCTCGAACGAGCCCTTGAGCTTGTCGGCAAGGTTGAATTCGAAGTACGTCCCCTGGTACCCGACCGGCTGTAACGCTCGGAGGAGCTGAAGCTCAATCTCATCTTGCAACTGACGCAGAAACGGCCCTAGGACGTCCTGGTACATCTGCCGGTGGTTCTCCGCTGAGCCGGTCTGTGTGGCCGTCTCAAGCCACGCACGGCCACCGATGGGCCCGAAGTAGACGATTGCGACCTCTTCGTACGTGAGGCGCCGTGACGCTACATACTCCTCGGCGTGGGAGTCGTAGGACGGCGTCTCCCAGGTCATGCCCTCCTCGAGAATGGCGACCTTGCCGGCGTTGTTCGGGCCGGCGAGCAGCGCATCGACGTCGGCGCGGATGCGGGTGCGGGCGGTGTCGGACCAATCAGGGGCGTTCAGCGGCCGGCGGATGATCGACGAGGCGCGCGCGGCGTTCATCGACATTGCCTCGCGGGTCTGCTGGTTCACCGTCTCGGCTTGCAACACCCGCCGCAACGTCTCGAGCGGGGAGACGCCCTCGGCGTCGGTGTCCGGTGAGTAGCCGGGGAAGACGACGAGCTCGGAGCGCGGGATCACCTGGCCGTTGAGACGGTAGGTACGTACGCCGCGCTCGTCGGTCTCGACGAGCAGCTTCGCCGGGGAGATCCGCACGACGGCCGTTTGCACGGGCCGACCACGCTGGATGATGCGCCAATATGCCCGGTCGTAAATCGCCATGTCGGCAACGGTGGCGAACATGTGCGAGTAACGGGTCGTTGTCGGGTTGGGGTTGCGCAACACAGCGGCGAGCGGGTGCTCGTTGACCTCCATGCGGTCCGTGTCAGACAGCCGCTCGTACACCTTGCCGTTCAGCTGGGCGATGTTGCGGGCGAGGAAGTCCACGACGGCCCGCACGGCCGGCTGACAGCGGTACATCTGCCCATACGTCGACCAGTAGCCGCCATAAGCGCCCTGCGTGGTCAGCGACAGCATGAGCTCCTGCGAGAACGACACCCCCTTGAGACCATCGGCCTCGAGCGTCTTGGTCTTCGGTGCGTAGACGCCCAGGGAGGTCGGTCGCTTCATGTAGCCGAACCTCACATTTCCTACAGTTTAGGGGTTGACGCCGTGTCGGGTATGTGGTTAGATAGACCTATGAACAGCACCAAGGAAGTCCGCTTCTCCACCGACCGCAACGGCCGCCGCCTGGCCCACCGTTGGATGAAGACCCTCCCCGGCCAGGGCCGTTGGGTCAAGATGAACGCCGAAGAGGCTGACATGCTGGTCGCCCAGGGCCTCGCCGAGGTCGTCAAGTGAGCGCTTACCTCTATGACGACCACGGCGCCGCCCGTCTGGATGTCGAGGTCGTAGAGAACGAGCACGGCGACCCACTGTTCGCCTCCATCGTCGTCGAGGATGACAGTCAGGTCGCCTCAATCGAGCTGACCCCCCAGCGGGTCCACGACCTCCGGTTGATGCTCCAAGCCGTGGAGCGGCGATTTCGGTGAGCACCGCCGAGTACCAGCGCCGCTGGCGGGCCTCGAAAGGAGCCCGCACGGGCGCGCCTGGCCGCCCTGTCACCCAGCCGCACGGGACCGTAGCGGCGTACAAGCGGCACCTCCGCCACGGCGAGACACCATGCCAGCCGTGCCGCGCGGCGAACGCCGAGAAGCACCGCGACCTCTACCGACGCCGTAAAGATTCTTAGCCGATTCTTAGCCGATTCTTAGCCGAACACTTCCATCCCGCGCTCTTCGTACACCGACGGAGCGCCAGCCGGGACACCCCCAACAGCCACCGTGACCGCCGTCAACGGCGTGATGTTCCCGCGCGCCCTACGCCGTTGCCACACGTCCCCAGCGCCAGAGGCGACGAGCTCGGCCGACTGCACCGCGAGGGCGAGATCCTCCTCGCCACGATGGCGTAGAGCGTCCGCCAGGCCGGCGACGATGATCTGACCGACCGCCGCGGCGTAGTCCTGCTGGATGATCTCCTCGACCTCTACGCCGGCCTCACGCAGCGGATCGATGAACGACGCCGCCGGGGAACCCCGCACGATGCGCACCGGGAGCCGGAACTTGGCGAAGATCGCCGCCGCCGCGGCGTGAACCCACTGGATCGACGACAGATCGGCGCCCTGAGGGGGCGGTAGCGCCTCGACGTGCAGCAGCCCATCAGCACGCCGGCCGGCCCAGCCGAACGACGCCGAGCGTCGATCCTGGGACACCTCGAGCGCGATGGCCCGATGCGACGCGATCACCGAATCCTCGTCGAGCAGGCCACGCCAACGGCCCGCCAGACCCCCCGTATCGACCTCATCCCAGACGCCGAGCGCCTCACGCATGAACGCGTCAGGCGTCAGATTCTTCTTCATCCGCAGCATCGCGGCCTCGTTGGTGCGGCCGGGGAACGACGGGTTGGCCTTCGCCCACTGGGCCCGGTCCAACGGATCGCAACCCCGATCGGCGGAGAACTCGACGAACACCGTGTCGTCAGAGCTGCCCTCGAGCGCCTCGGAACGCTTGCGCAGGAACACGTCCGACGGATCGTCGACCGTCGGCGGCGTCCCGATGAAGAAGAGCAGCGGGTTCCTCGCCGTGTTCGTCGCCGGCACCATGTCGTCAAGAGCCTTGTCCGTCAGGATCTGCGCCTCGTCGAACACCTCGACGTCGACATCGTCGAAGCCACGACCGAAGCCACGCTCACGAGCGCCGAACATGATCCGCGAGCCGTTCTCGAACCGGATCTCCTGGTCACCCGAGCCGAGCCGAGGGCGAGAGATGTACGGGGACACCTTCGGCCGGCGAGAGAACCCCTGCATCTTGCGGAAGAGCTCGTTGGCCGTGCGCAAGCGGTGAGCGGTCCACAACACCGTGAACCCCGGCTCGAGCAGGCACAGGGCAAACACGATGGCGCCGACGAGGAACGTCTTACCGACCTGGCGCGGGATGGCGAGCACGATGCCGCCGATGCCCGCTGCGTAGAGGCCATCGTCCCGCTTGGCGAGCGCTAGCTGCCCGATGCCGTCCTCCCAGGCGTCGCCACCCTCGAACCGGACACCGAACCGTTCGGCCGTATCCCGCACGGCCGGCCAACCCGTCGTCACGATCCCCGACGGGTAGACGACGTGGCGGGCGACGTCAGATAGCCGCCGCGTCGAAACCGGTGTCGGGGCTGTCAGCAGGTCCATTGCCCTCCTCGACGGAAGCGGCGCGCATCGCGGCGATGTCCTTGCGCAAGTCTTGAAGCCGGCGAGTCAGCGACGCGATGGCGGGGGCGGGGCACTTCGGGTCGTCGAGGGCGGTGGCGACTCTGGCGAGGGCGAGCTCGAGGAGCTCTAGCTCTGTGCCGTCGGCCACGGCGTCGGCGAGGGTGCGGGGTTCGTTGTCGTCGGCAACATTGTCGTTATTGATCGCAACGGCGTGGAGTGGCATGGGTCCCTCCTCAGCGAGAGGTTACGAAAATGTGACGGATAGAGGCGCGAGGCTCGTCTT